TTGTCGTTTCGGACAGGGGAAGGGTTAGGGGCGCTGCTTTAACAAATGGTTGAGCAGGGCCGGGAAGACAGACAATTTCAGAACCCATCCTGCCGGACCGGCTTTGCGGGGGGGCATCCCCGCAAAGTGGAAAGACAGGCCCACGCCCGCGTCATCGCCTTCGGAAAGGGCAGCACTGCGGACGCAGGGGCTTTATCGGAACAGGAGGGACATGGTGCACCCGAAGGGATTCGAACCCCTGGCCTCTGCCTTCGGAGGGCTGTTCCGGCGCGTTTGTTGCCTGAGTGTTCACTGTTTTTACCTGCTTTTTTCACGTTTCAAGCCGTTTCAGCTGCCTTGTATCTGTGCCGGGGCACAGTTTCCCGGTCCATGATTGCAACCGCATCGTCCTGATAATTCGGGCTGTGGTGATAGTAGACCCGCCTGATCGTCTCCACACTGGTACCGAAATAGTCGGCTGCGTCTTCGATCCTCATGCCGCGTTGCATGGCCCAGGTTATCGCGGTGTGCTTCAGCGTGTGCGGCGTCACATCGGGCATACCAGCGGCATCCCGCGCGCTTTCAAAGGCACGCTTTATGTCACCGACTCTCTGGCCTTCGAAGCTGACTGCCCAGACTGCGCCGGCCCCTTCCCAGCGTCGGCAATGAGACAGCAGGCGACGTGAGAGTCGCATGGGCGGTCGCAGCTTCTTTGTTTGGCGTTCCTCTGTGCCGCGGCGGTAGATGACTCCCTGCGTCGTGTCGATCCAGCCCCCAGCGGTGTTGCGCATGAACCCCAGCCGAAGGATAGCTTCCTTGCGGGTGCCCGTGTAGAGTGCGATCAAGATGAACCGTGCCAGGTGCTTACCCTTGGCGGAACGATAGGCGGTCCGGATCAGCTTTGCCGCTTCATCGCGGGTCAACCACCTGTCTTTTGCTGGGGGCGGGCTGGGAAGGGTGACAGCGGCAGGGTGGATAAGGTAGCCTTCACGGTGGCAATAATTGATTGCCGCCTGTAGCACGTTCAATTCACGCCGGATCGTGCCGTCTGCTATCGGTTGCGACGTGCCGTCTGCGAACCTTCTGACCCGGCTTTTAGCATATCGGCGGCAAGTCTCGCCCTTCACATCTGCAATCGAGAGCGAACCCCAGAAGGCTACCAGGGCATCAATCGCATAACCGATACGCTCCGGCGCGGCGCGCGTGACGGCATGTTCCCGGCCATATATGGCAAGGGCATCTGCTACTTGAAACCGATCCGGGTGACTTGGCCCCGTGACGACTCCTTTGCCGGCGATGTAAGCCGCGAGGGCGTTTTGAGCTTCGCGGCGATCTCTAGTGCCGGTTGAACGATCCGGACACCCTGTGTCGCGGATGACCCAGATACCCCGGTCGGGGCGCTGATAAAGGCGGGCTCCTTCGGCTTGTCTTGGCATCGTTTTATCAACTCCGGAAAGCAGGTTGGGTCGATCCTCTCCGCCCGCCCCATGCGCACAAGAAAGCCATGCATCTTAGCGGCGGTTCTGAGCGAACCCTTGGGAACGCCCAGAACCTTCGCAGCCTCTTCGATTTTCATCAAGGCTTGCACCGCCGTCACCGATCAGAAACCCGACAGCCGGACTTTGACCGTGCCGTTAGAGGCTGCGGCCGCTGTCACGGCAACGCCAAGTTTGGTGTTGCCGCTGGAGGTCGTCGTGGCCAGTTTCGTGGTGCTGTTCCAGTAGACCAGCGCCCCCAGGGTGAAGGCGTCGGCACCGACTTTCGGCACCTCAAAAACCCCTGTCACTACCACGTCAACAGACTCGTTGATAGCAGCGGAACCGGCGGCAATTCCCACGATCTGCCCCGCGATCACGACTCCGCCAGACGTGACGGCAGCGGGCGCGGGTATGGTCAGGTTTGACCCGGCTTGAATGAATGTTTTCACGTTTACAGTCCTTTCGAAGTAGTTGGATAAATGATTGATTGCCGGGGGCGCGCTGCCCCGGCAATCTCGGATTCGACAGCGCCAAGGGCGCGGGCAAGTTCTGCGTCCGATTTGTATTCCACGGTCTCGCCGTTGGAATCGCGGACGGAACGGACGCCCGAATATCGGGCATCCTTCAGTCGTTCCCGCCAGTCTTGCAGCTGGGCCAGCGTTGCCACGGCTTAGACGCCAGGATTCAGGAAAGCGCCGCGCCAGTCGGTTGCGCCCGCCCCGAAGTCCAGGACAACCCGGTACTCCATTCCCAGCACGTCCCAGCCTTCGCGCGAAGCCATCTGCGGACCCTGGGCCGAAGACAGATAGGCATATTCCATGCACGGCAGAGCGGCGGGGTCTGCGAATAGATACCAGCGGTTGCCAGAGATGCGAGGCTCCACCAAGGGGGTCAGCTTTGCAGCGAACGGATTCACGTCTGCCACGGTCGCGGCATAGATCGAAGCCAAGACCTGTTCCGCCGTGGTTTCTTGTTCCGGCCCCACAACAAGGAAACGCGGGGTCGCGTTGATCGGCGTCACCTTGTCGAGACCTTTCATCCCCCGCATGGCCTTCCGGGCAAGCCCCAGATTGGCCACGTTCAAGGCCCCGGCAGTTCCGAGGTTGCCGTGAGCTGTATCGAAGAGATTTTCCCCGTCTTCCCCCATGATCGGATTGGACAGCAGCAGCCCGACGAGGACGTTCGCTTCAGTTTCCGCAGCCATCCGGCCGGCAGTTGCTCCCCAATCGCGGAAGGCCCCGAGGTCATCATTGATCAGCGCCTTGCGTGAGATGCTGAATTGGGTCGCGTAGGTCCGCAAGCTATACGACTCCACCGCTTCACCGCGAGTCGTGCTTTTGATCTCGCCCGATTCGGAAAGCTCCTGCAGAGCCCCGACATCGGACAGTTTCAATTTGGAAGCCGGCCGGAAGTCGGCAAGGGTGGCCTGCCTGGCAATTTGTTTCAGCGGGGATTGTGCGACCTGATATGCCGCCATGAGGGTCCGGTTGCCGGTGCTTGTCAGCAGGTTCGGAAAGTCGGACGTTGTGTGCATCGCAGCGCGGAAAAGCTGATCTGCGTCCATGCCGCGAGTCGACTGCCCAGAGGCTTCGACAGCTGCCCGCGCCATATCACGCAGGGACTCGGCCATGAAAGGCTTGGCCTCTTCGCTGGGCGCGGTGCCAGAGACGCGGGCGTACAGAGCATCCCCGCGGCGGGTCATCATGGCCGAAGGATCATCATGCGACGGCCCCACCTTGATCTTGGGGGGCGCGCCGCGGGTCTGCAGTTCCTGAAAAGCTGCCGCGCGTGCTTCGGTCACGGTCGCGCCAGAATCGATCTGGGAATCGGCCCATTCGGTCGACAGGGCCGCAGCGCGGGCAATAGCGCGGATTTCCGCGCGGGTCTGAATCGTATCGTCATCTAGTTCCATAGGGGTAGCCTTTCTGAATTGTGCGCCTGCGTCGGCGGGGATCGGAACGCCCGAAACTTCCTGAATTGACCAGGCAGCGGCCGTGCGGATTCTTGTCTTGGTCTGCGGGTCGATCGACTCGGCCCATTTGGTCACGCGGTATCCGACAGATACGCCGCGCAGGGTACCCTCCTGGATTCGGGTCACGATGCTGGCCACATCGGGGGCGGCCGACAGTTGAATCGTTGCAATGAGTTTACCGCCTTCCATCCGGTACCCGGTTACGGTCCCGATAACATCACGGGCCGATACTTGCCGGTGCCCGTCAAGCACGGGGGCGCCGGTCAAGTTGGACAGGTCCAAGCCGGTCGCGCTGAGGCGTTCAATGTAATCGCCGCGCGAGTCCCGGCGCTGTACATCGCTGAAGGTGCTGATCACGGCTTCAACCGTCATTGCCTCTGCGTTGAAGCTGGCAGGCGTCAGCGGTGCCGCCCGGTGCAGAATATCAAGCGCCATTGGGATTCCTTTCGGCTGCAATTTCTTCGTCCAGGTCTTCCAAGACCCAGCCCCGTTCCGCGACAGCTTTGCGGCGGGACGTGAGTCCAGCTTCCAATTCCGCGACCGTGGCGTTCGTATCCTTCAGCGGATCCACCTGCATAGGCTTTGGTGGCAACCATTCCGCAGTCAAATAGGCGGCCGGATTGGATTCAAAGTCTGCGGCTGGAATGTCACCAGATAGAATCCCGTGTAAGATCACGGCACGCCAAACCGGGGCAAGAAACTGGGGCACAAGGACTCCGTATTGGATTTGCTCTACCCTCTGCCGGAAGGGTAGAAGCCCCGCCCGCAAGCTGGAATAATTCGCGCCGGTCAAGTCGCCAGAAAGCAAGTGATCCGGCAAGCCGAGTCCGGCTGCCAACTGCCGCAGGTTCATTTTCAGGAATGCTTCGATCTGCTGAAGCTGGGCAGGCGAATTGAATTTTATGTCGGTGCCGCCTGGCAGTCGGACCATCGCGCCAGGCTCCATGCTGGGCACGTCTTCCCCGTCATAAACTGCGCCAGTCGAATTCAGATCGATTATGAAAGCCGCGTGCATTGCGGCCAGCTTGGCCCCCATCAAATGCGCATCGCACAGCTGATCGAATTCATTGGCGGCTAAAACAACGGCGGCAAGCCAAGTAATTCCCCGTAATTGGCCAGGACTGAGGGGTTTGAAAACATGCAACACTTGATCAGCAGGAACCCGCACCGAAGGGGCATAGGTTGTCCAGACCGAATTCGGCTTTTCGGGCAAAATCCAGTACGCTACCCGCTTGCCATCGGAGTCTACCTCAACTCCGTTGAAAATTGAATTCGCGTCTGCCAATTCCACGGTCTTCGAATCGTCAAGCAATTCCGATGCGATTACGCGCAACCGGGGGCCGTCTGCAGTCTGCGCCATCAAGACAACAGCTTCGCCGGCCTTCACCATAGAATCGGCTGCGATTGCCTGCAGGCCCCAAAAGTCGGTACGCCCTTCAAGGTCGGCCCGCGAAGCCCAGTCTTGGAAATACCGATTCAGAGCTTTGCGAACGGCCGGGTCAGGGTGCTTTGCAGTCGGTTGAATGCCGGGGCCAATCAGGCCGGCAGTCCAGTTGCCCACGGCATTTGCAATCCAGGGGTTATTCACCGCCAGATAGGCGGCACGGCTGCGCAGGCGAGGGCCGGCAGTGGCAATCTCTGGATTGATCCGCCCGAAGGTGCCCATGCCCGTGGCCCGGCGGCCGAAGTCTGCACCATCGAAGCGCCTTACGGCAGTCTGAGGGGGCGCAGAGCGACCCATGAGGCGGGATAGCAGGCCCATCAAGCGGGAATCCCGACAACGGGCAGAATGCCAGCCCAGAGGGCGGACAGATCGACTCGTGTGACAGCATGGGGCTTCTTCTGATCAACAGACCGGAAAGCAACACTTTCAGTTGAACCGACCATGGCAAAACGAATGTAGAGCGTGTCACCCTCAACAAAGCCCGGCAGATCGACAGGCAGGGGCGGGAAATGCGCGATCACAAGCTCCCAAGCCTCCCCATTGGCTGCAGCCGCGATTGAGTCGCGGAACGCGCCGCGCGAAGCTTTGCCGCCAGCCGGGAAAAGAAGCCCAGCTTCGGAAACTTGCACCAAGACGGGGGATTGAACGCCCACTTGTACCAGTGTCGAGAAAAGACGGGCGCGATAGACTTCCAAAGCGGGAAAATCCTTGGTGCCGCGCCCGTCAATCTCACGCGGATTCTGCAGAATTTCCGCAGACCGGGCGAGGTTGCGAACACGGTGCAGCGATGCGGAATCGAGAGCCATCCCGTCCGCTTCACAAAGAATTTCAGCAATCGCTCCGGAAGTATAGCGGTTATGATTGGTCATAGCGTCCTCACCAAAATTTCATCAGTCCTTATGCCATACTGTCTAATAGGCACACAAGAAAATTTAGTTTCTATTATTTTGTGAAACAAAATCGATATGCCGAACTTTCTAATTTATAGTGAAACACTCATTTTTCTTGCGCGCCTATTAGACAGTATGGCATAAGGACAAAACCACAGACACCTGTGGTAACTTGGTAGGGGCGGCGGTCATGGCTGATGCGCTCCGTCCCTACCGGAGCAAAAGGCACCGGCGGGTTGCGTCCTCTTCACGCCAGTGAGCCGACGGGCCTTTGACAAGCCGCGGTTGGCATGGGGCGGCAGACGATTTGCCGCCCCTTTCCTTAGAAGGGGTCATGCCTTGTTCGACACCTGCAATCAGATTGAATTGACCCGCCGTGAGGCGGAACAACTGATCTGCGAGGGAGTCGCCCTTGGATATCCGATCAGCATGTCGATCCTGGCGGTGCGCATCCTGTTGAATCGCAGGGGTATCGTGCAGCCGGAAGACTTGCTTGCCTGGGTATCTTTGGGGCAGGTTAAAGACTCCCAGATAAAGAATCCCCGGAAGATATTCGGTTGAGAATCACTTTTGCCGTGACTCTCAAATTAGACGTGCGTTGTTAAATAATTTGATCCATGGTTAAATATGATTCTCATCAACAAGAGGATCAAACGATGTTCAACCCCATCTTAAGCTTTCCGCTCGCAGAGATTGAAGCCGATTCCGTTGCATGGCGTGGCGAATGGTTCGGCGATGCACTGGAATCATCAACAGGACAGGCAGCGGTCATCCGAAGCCAACGCGGTTTCGTTCCGGGTTATTTCGCAACGTCAGATTTCGTTACGCAAATTGATCTGGCCTGCGGAAATGCTGTTGAAGCTCAAAGCAGAGCGAATGCCTTTGCCTTGTCAATGTGCGGACCTAAGCAGGAACAGGCAACGGCATGACTGACCCACTTGAGAAGTTGGAAGTTGAAGGACGGATCGCTGGGCGTAAGATCGTAGAAGACCTGATCCGGTCTGACGATCTAGATGAATGCGTAAATCAGGTACGTCTAGCGGCCAGCGTTGACTCTAAGTTCAACTATCATTTGATCGAAGCAATCGTTTCGCTTGCAGCAACGGCGCTGGAAGACTTAGCCACCCCCAAGCCACTTTGACTTGATCACCCTTTGAACCTTGGTCGGCGCGGCTGGAGTCGATAGCTCCAGTTCGCGCCGGTCTGCAGCTTGCCCAATGAGCTGCCGCGCGGCCCATGCATAAACCGTCGCATCGAGAGACTCCGCCCGCTTGCCTTTGATCCGTTCAAACCGGGCAAAAGGCGTGCCACGGGTATATCTCACAACGCGGCGTTCTGCGGTCAGTTGTTCAAAATAGATCGGGGCAAGGGACTCTGCAAATCTGACACCCTGCCCGCGCGCCAAACGCTGAAACAGCTGACTCTTCACCGCGTCTGACCCCACCAGCCAAAGAAGCTGCCCCTTGGCGCCAGATTTTTCCAGCATCGGGCGGCTGAATCCGCCCATGCCTTTGATTGCCACTACCCTACGGCCAAACCGGGGCCGACAGAATGAATACACTAGCTCTGTGTGTCCACCATCGCCAGAGTCGATGCAAGCCGCATCGATTCCAATCGTGCCGCCCTTCGGATGATTCCAGCGTTCTTTCAGCAGCGAGTCCAGGTCTTGCCAAACGGCTTCCCCGTCAATCGGGCCATAAAACACAAAATGCCCTAGGGTAAAGATATCGCCACGCCCGTGGCCCATGATCACGCATTCCAATCGATCATCCTGACAGTCGACTCCTGCTGTCAGGAAAAGCACATCATCCGGCAGAGCGGCCAAGGTGAAGGCTTCCCTGCGGCCGTACAGATCGTGCTCATCCAGGTCCTCCCCCTCGGTCTTCCAAGGTTCACCTAGGACAAGGTTGGTAAACGTCTGCAGAGTTTCCGGGGTCTTCTTTGCCTCTAGAAACTCTGCCGCCAGCTTGCCCCAGCTGGCATTGAAATGGGGCGAGATCAGCGCATTAACCTTGAACCCGGCATGGCCCTTCACATCGGGCGCAGTTGCCCGCCAGCGGCCTGCAGCAACCATGCCGGGCTTGTGCCGCTCTTCCATAACGCAGCCATGAGACGGGCAGACCCAATGCGCCGAGTCCGGCTGGCCTTCGCTCCACCTGATATCTGCCCATTTGATTTCCGCGAATTCATTGCAGCTTGGGCAAAGACACTCATAAATTCTTCGATCCGACTTGTCATAAAGCCGGGTTGCGGGGCCATAGTCGAAAACAGGAGTCGATCCGGCAATGATCTTTCTGTCCCTGAAGGTCATTGTCCGCATGGTCGCAAGTTCAATCGGATCACCTTCCTGAGAGACTTCGAAGCCGTCAATCTCATCTAGGATCAAGATTTTCGCAGTATGCCGGCGCAAGTTTCTCGGGCTTTTGGCTGCCACGAATTTTAGGCTGCCACCTGCAAAACGGCGGGCAAGCATTGTCGATCTGCCGGAGTCGTCGGCTTCATCGGTTAAAAGGCCGCGCAGATTTGGCGAGGCTTCGAATACCTGTTCCACATCTACCGCGTAGTCCCTGGCATCATCCTGAGTGGGCTGCACTACCAGAATAGGGGCCGGTGCATTCGAAACGTTCGCAGCGATTATCCCAGTGAGTAGGGCGGTATAACCAATTCGCGCAGATTTCAAAACCGTGATCTTTTCTATTCCCGGATCATCCAAGGCATCGCAGATACCCCGCTGATATGCCCAGAGCTGCATTTTGCCATGCAAAGCCGATGCCGTTTGTGGCAGGTATATATTCTGTTCTATCCAGTCCGCCGTAGGGATATCGGCAGGCGGCCGAAGGGCCTGCAATGCATTGCGCCTAACACTTTCAATCGTTCCCATTGGCGAGACCTTCCAATGCCGATTTAATTTCACGATCAATCGCGGCTAGATCATGGGCGGTCAGGTGTGGCAGGCTTGCGCCACAACGTGACGGCACCGCAAGCAATGTAGATCGAACGTCGCGCAACACGCCGGACCACTCACGCTCTACCGCAGTCGACTGCAGCATCTCGCCAGCCGCGATCTGGTTCTGCATCTCGATTTTTTGTGCCTGCGCAGTCAAAACCCGAATTCTTTCGAGCTTCATAGGATCGTCGGTTCGGCCGCGCTTCACCGCCAGTTCGCGGATATGTCCGAGATAGGTCAGCAAGCTTGCCCTAAAGTTCCAGCGTGCCCGGCCCGCTTTGACCAGGTGGCCTTCGCGGGTCAGGGTTCGGATGTGAGATGCGGTGCAGCCCAATAGTTCCGCGAGTTCCGCTTCACCGACCGACTCGGCTATGCCGCCAGGAAAGCCCGCTGAGGGGCCTTCCTTTGCTTTGGCCATGTCAGGTTGCCGGATCACCGAGTCGCCTGCAGGCGCGCTTCCCATTAAGCCTGGCGGGCCAGCCTGTGCCACCCGGCCACCAAGTATTGCCAAAAAGTCATCCTCAAAGGTCACAATTGCTGACATATCAAGGTCCATTTCGATGCGTAAATTTTTGCAGAGCGTTTTCTTTTGCGGTTCGGAGCCCCCGCGGCACGCCCCCTTGGGGAAGGACCCATTCAATAGGCCGCACGCAACGAGTCGACAGGTGGTATGCGGATTGATGATCGGTCGGGGTCAGATTGCCCCACGGTGTTATCGGTGCAGATGCAATCCCATGCATGATGCGATTGAATGAATGATGCGATTGGTTTCATATCATCCCCGCCCATTCGCTTAGTTCCAATGGGGATTGCGGGGCATCGGGTGGCGACATGGCGACATACCCTAAAGGGTATATGTCGCTGTCTGTCGCCATCACCGCCGCTTTGCCGGTGGCGACAAGTGGCGACATGTCGCCTGTTTGTCGCTGTCTGTCGCCTTGGCTAGATGCAACCAAATCGATCATGGCTTCAAAGCCATCGTTTTCGGAGTAGCGCCCCCATTGGAACAAAACCCGTTCCGACCTTACCAAGTCTGCCACGGCACGCCGGAAAGCCGTTTGCCGGGACTTTACCTCTTCGGAAGCCGAAACGGTGCGACCGTCAACGCAGGCTTGACGCCATTCATCTTCGGTAGGTGTGCCCAGCTTCGAAAGCACACCCAAGGCCGCCAAGGCGGAAGGGGACAGCCGCTTTTCACGTTGCCCCCGTGGGGCAGCGATCGGGTTACAGCGTGGCAGGCTGATCTTGTCAACGTCTTCGTCGGTGCCCCCGTCTTCGGTCGCGATGTTGAAGGCGATATCTCGATCACATGCACCATTGCGGTTCTTTGTGAGTGTGCCCCGGATAATGCCCGACTCCGGGTCGCGCTTCACATGCAAGGCCACATCAAGGGCGCCATTCAACAGGCTGTGCCCCCTCGGGGTGGCCCCTTCGGCTTTGGTGTCATGATGAATCAGGACTACCGCTGCCCCACCCTCTGCCAGGCGACGGGCCACTGCTACCACCCGCCCCATGGCCTCGGCACTGTTTTCTTCCAAGCCGGGAAAGGCCATCGCCAGGGTATCAATAATGATCAGCGCCCGGGCTCGTTCCTTTACAGCCGCTTCCAAGGCGACAAGATCAGCGGAGTCGGCCCGCAAAAGATCAGACACACCTTCAACCAAGGTGAAGCCGGGGGCATCGCCATGGGCCAGCTTCAAAGCCTTCACCCTGCCCCGCATACCGTGGGGGTCTTCGGCTGCCACATAGAAGACGGGACCGGCCTTGGTGCGCATACCGAAGGCATCGCTGCCACTGGCCACCATATAGCCCAGGAACGGGGCCAGCAGGCTCTTGCCTGCCCCCGGTGCACCAAAGATGCATCCCACGTCACCGGGGGCCATAAAGCCCTTTATGACGTATCCCCGCGAAGGGGCAGTTTCGCAGTCGGTCGGTGTCAGGAAGGAAAGGCGCGACGGGGCGGGAGTCGACTCGCCTGACCAGCCCGCCAGTTTCGCATGATGGAAGAGCGTTCCGATTCCCAGCACTGCGCCTTTGCGGTCAGAGCTGAAGCTGGCCCAGGTCCGGCGCTGCGAAGCCTCATCATACTTTTCCGGGCACCGCTTCGACCAGACACACCAAAGACGGTAAGCCTCTGCGAGGTCAGCTTTGCCCCCATGGTGCAGCGCCTGCCCAATCTCCAACCAGGTAGTGCGGTCGGATGCATCCTTGATCGAACGCAATGCGGATTTGATCCGAGTCCAGTCTGGGGCCGGGTCCCACACGTCGGAAGCGAAGAAGGGTTCAAGATCATCGGCGGGCAGCTCCGCAACCGGCACAGGCCGCCCCATAGCGGGCAGTTCGGTAGCCTTGTCGATTGCCCGGCCTTCGATCAGGTGAACCTCTGGCGGGGCCTTCTCGTCTACCGCGCCGTAGTAATAGGTCTGCGAACGGGTGAAGGACTCGGGCGACAGGATGCCCCCTAGCGCGCCGTTGACGCGGGCGCAGTGGCCTTCCCGGTCTGCCGGGTCGGCTGTCACCGACAACGGGCAAAGCACCCGCCAGCGGGGCGCAGCGGGCGTATGGGAAGGGGTCGTATAGACCAGGGCTGCCAGGCCGGCGGCGCGCAAGCGTTCTGCGGCAACCTCTGGGGCGATCTGCCCGGCGTCATAGTCGCCTTCGATTCCAGAGATAGCCTGCAGGTTGCCATCATGCCGAAGGCTGCCCTTGGGGGTGCGGTCAGTTCCGAAGGTGGCAAGCTTCAATAAAGGCAAATCGGCCTTGGACCCAGCCCGAGTCTGCCCGATTAGCTGCGCTATCTGGCGCAGAGATAGAAGGCTGGATTCAACCTGCCCCGCCCGCACATTGGGGAAGCGCGAAACTGCCAAAGGGCGATCGAGGGCTTGAGTCGGATCGTCTTTTTTGGTATTCAGCGCAGATAGATCAAGTTCCAAAGCCCTTGCGCCGTTCCCCATTGCCGTGGGGAGCGGCGTTTCCTCTTCGCACCTTCGTCGGACTCCCAGAATCTCCAGGATATCGGTCGGAAGCGGGCGTTTCTGTGCCGGGGCACAACTTCCCGCCCCAAGAACGGAAAGCAAATCTTCGCTAAGTGTTTGATTTAATTGGCGCACCCGAAGGGATTCGAACCCCTGGCCTCTGCCTTCGGAGGGCAGCGCTCTATCCAGCTGAGCTACGGGTGCGC